TTAGTTTTTTGTTTGAGATTTAAACAGGTCACCAAGCATTGTATCGACTTTGTTATATTCCTTTTTAAGGAAATTATCTTCGGTGTGGGTATAAGTTTCATCGGTAAAATTAACGTTTGTATGACCTAAGATACTTGTTCTTGCTTTTTTATTAAGATTTAATTCATTGGTAAATGTAGCAAAAAAATGACGTGTGCTTTTAGGAGATTTATAAGGGATATCAAGCTCTTTTAGGCAAGGCTTGTAAATATGATTTAGAAAGTACTGATAATTCATTTTAAGCCCGTTGGGCTTCGCAAAAAGGTATGTATCCGCTTTATTATATCTGTTTATGAGTATAGGTTCCAAAAATTTGGAAATAGGGATCCTTTTATTAAATCCCGCTTCGGTTTTTATCCCGATACCGCTTATTATTTTATTTTTAAAATCTACACTAAACTTTGTAATATTAAATAATTCACTTGGACGTATTCCGGTTAAACATAAAGTCAGTATAACATCAGCATTTTCAACAATATTTAAATTTTTATAAATCATTCCTACTTCTATCTGTGTGAGATAATCCTGTTCATTTTTCTTTTTCCCTGTTTTTCTGAGTCCCTTGGAATAATCAGCAAGACTTATATCATTTACCACTGCAAATTTATATATCTGTCTTAAAAGACTATACACGTATTTGAGATAATTAAAAGTATATTTCTTGCCGAGATCATCTATGATACTTTGATAATGGTATCCCTTTAATTTGGAAAAGGTTTCGTTATGGATAGGGAACAGTAATTTAAATGCTTTATGATAATTTTCCGTTGCTTTAGATGATGGATTATATTCTTTATACTGTTTTAACCATAGCTCATATACATCTTTAAATAACAATTTGGATTTATCAATGTCATAGGGATTATAATTATATTCCATTAAGGCTTTGTTGCCTTCGGTTTTGGTTCTGAAGTAACCTATGGTTTTATATATAGGTTCTCCGTATTCGTTTTTTCCTGTGTAGGCTCTTGCTATATAGGGATTTCTCCTTTTTCCCGACAATTTATAACAAGTCCCGAATTTGTTTGGGTTTTTCATGGTATAAAAATAACACTCCTTTATTTGTTTTTTTGATTTGACAAATAAGAGTGCTTTGAACTATAATACTATTGATGTTGGGTGTATTATAATTAATGCACTCTGTAAGCTCTTATCCTTTGGTAGAGGATAGGGGCTTTTTTATTTATTTTTTCTTTAGGTTAAATTTAATTGTTTCGCCTTTTGGAGGTTTGTTTTCTCTTGTGTTTAATCCGTCTATATGTTCAAACAAATCTGATTTAATACTTGAATGTAATGGATCTAGTACAAAATCAATACCTTCACGTCTTGCAAGCTTTGCAGCGGGGACAAAGTCGCTGTCACCGGAAATTAAAATTATTTGTGAAACTTGTTTTTTATAAGCAAGAGAAGCAATATCTACTCCAATTTTCATATCAACGCCTTTTTGTTTTATATCAATGAAAAAATCATTTTCTGTTATATCTTGAAGAGTTATACTTCCTTTAAATAGTTTTTTTAAGGGTTCCTTTTTTAATTTATATTCAGCTTGCTCTTCAGCTAATCTGCCTAGCCTAAGTGCAAATTTTCTTTCTTTTTTTAATGATTCTAAAAAGTCAACAGTCCAATTATATGTATCTGTTTTAGAAAAGTCAACTGTTCTGTCTAGTAAAGGATGATATACCTTTTTAGATATAGGTGTACAATCATAGTAGAAAATTCTATATAAATCATTTTTAGTCTTTACACCATCAATTTTTTCATTTAGATGTCTTTTGCAATAACTACTCAATTCAAGGGCTCTTTCACTAGGCGATTTATCTCCCCAAAGGTACATTGCTCTTTTTCTATAAAATCCTCCGTCTACTAAAATTGCTGTTTTATTCATTATTTTATCCTTTCACAATAAAAATCCCCAGGTTCGGCACTCTTGGTATAGATTAAGAGGCGTACTGCCAGGGATTAATTAACTTTATATATAAAGGTAACACAAATACACGTGTGCCTTTATACATATATATTATTCCCTGAATTCTTAAATGTCAATACTTTTTTTGAAGTTTTAAATATACGTCACTTTTAGCGAATTATATTTTTTAAACTATCGAGGATTTCTCGAGAGTTCCTTATATTTATTACTTACTACTATCTAAAATTTTTTTGTATTCAATTCCAAGTCTTATAAGTTTTTTTATTTGTGTTGATTTAGGCATATTTGTACTGATTTCATTTATTATATCTTCGTCTGTATTTTTATTTAATTTTAAACTTACTCTTATTGTATTTGCTTTATCGTAACGTTCATTTGCCTTTCCCTTTGATGTTTCGGAAAATTTTTTATTTGTCATTATATACCTCTTTTATTATTTATGGTTATTTTCATTTTTACTTATAATTATTACGAGAAAAATATTTAAGATTGTAAGCAATGCTATAATAAGACTTACAGATAAGCTTGATTTTATTAATATTGTAAAAATGATTAAGTTTAAAAACATAAGCAAAATTATTAATTTTTTCATAGTATTTTTTTTAAAGATATGGTATTATTTGATTGAGGGGCAGTGCCCCTCATGAACTTACTTCTTGAAAAAGGTTATGGTTGCTATTAAGAGTGCTAATCCCTGCAAACCTAAACTTGCTATTTCATATGGAGTGGGTTCTTTTTTCTTTGGTTTTACTTTTTCCATATCTTTTTTCCTTTCTTATTTCTATAACTATATTATACAGGTATTACCTGTATAAATCAAGTCTTTCAATAAAAAATATTAAAAAATTACCCACTATTTATCTTTATTTTTAAAATCAATTATATATAAATTGTCGATTTTTGTAACTTTCTTATCCTTTTAAAAATTTAGAAGAAGATGATTTTAACGTTTCTTCTTCCTGTTCTTCAAGTTCCATATCCGTTATTTTATCGACTCTGTTTTGACGCGGTTCATTTAGTTTTCTATATTTACTGATATGTGACATTTCTCTATTATTTAAAAAATGTTTATTTTTTTCTTTTGATTTGATACCCAATAAATCATCTCCTGAAACATTTAATATTTTAGCTATTTTTTTTATTGTTAATATATTGGGCTCTCTTTTCCCATTTTCATAATTTGAATAAGTTGAGGTATCTATCTCTAACATTTCAGCTATTTCTTTTTGTTTGAAATTTTTTAATTTTCTAAATTTTTTTAAATTATCACTAAAAATACTCATTATATCTCCTTTTATGGTAATTATAAGTTGTCATTTTGAAAAAGTCAATAAAAACTTGACATTTTGACAAAAATATTTTATAAATATATTGACAAAACGTCAAATAAGATATATTATACATATAAAGTTGACAAAACGAATAAAAAGAGAGGTAAAATAATGTTCCCAAATTTAGATGCAGAACAAGCTAGAAATAAATTAACTAATGAAATGACAGCTAAGAATTTGAATTTATCTCGTGTTTCATATGAAAGCAAGAAAAAAACAGGCAAATTTAATATCCATGAAGCAAAGAGATTATGTAAAATTTTCAAATGTTCATTTGATTACTTATTTATGACGGAAGATGAAATAAATAAAGACGTGGGGTAGAGGAATGAAATTAAGAAAAGAAGAAAAAGGTAATAGATTATTTTACGGATTGGATAAAGATCTGTTGGATATAAGATTTGAATTATTTGAAGTGTTGCAAAAGCATAATTTAACTATAAGAGAAGCGGTAAAGATACTTGAAATTACAAGTAAGGAAATTATGATTAGCATGAAAGATGAAAGGTTATAAAAAAGACTCTTTTTGAGCCTTTTCATTATTTTTTAATAATTTTATTAAATCTGGTATAAAAATCATTAAATATATGTACATATGCTTCAGTTATGCAGTCCGCATCATAGTTATCTGATTTACTTTTATCAAATAAATCTTTTTGGAATATTGGTAATAAAAGCATTGTCATATCATGTGCACGTTTTTCATTGTCTGTCATAAAATAAAATCTCCTTTCTATACTCGGCAATTGGGGTGCCTGTATATACATTATATATCGGAAAATATAACATAAGAGAGGTTTTTGCGAAAAATTATAAAAAAATGGAGTAGAGGGAATGGATGGAGGAACTTTGGTATACATAATAGTATTTTTTGCTGCTATTATTTGTCTGTTTATATATAAAAAAATAAACCCGGAAAGTTTCCGGATGTATTTTATCTGGGTAGTATTCAATTTGCTTCTCGGATTATATCTTCTCAGACCTTGGGGGATTTTTGGATAAAAAATCTAAGGAGGAAAAAATGGATAAATCTAAGGAAATTCTCTGTCAACAACTTGAATTATTGGCAGAGAAGTCAAAAGATTGTTCTTTTGAAGAACTTTTGAAGATTACCGATAAAATGATTAAACTTTATTCTGCATTGGTTTCTAAAGAAGAAAGTTTTGTATAAAAAAGTTCGATCATATCACATATAGTAGACGATGGTAATGCTCCTGATTTATAATCTTCGGGTTTTGTAATAGCAGCATTATTGATTTGGGCTATAGCAAGTTCAACAGCCAATTCTTTATCGGATTTAGGCATAAAATCTTAGTCTCCTTTCTATGTTACTCGGTATTGCAGTACCTGTATATTTATTATATGTCGGAATTTGTAACATAGCAAGGGAGATGATTAAGCAAAGAGGTAGAGGGTATGTTTTATAAAACAAAATTAAAGAAATGGAAGACAGGATCAACAAACTGGAAAAGGAAGGTAAGGAATATTCTTTGGCTTTCGGAAGCAGGGAAGTGACATTATCGGATTTAGTAAAACTAATAGATATTTATTGTATGGAAAGAAAAAAGTCTAAGTAATAAACATTAAGACCTAAACTGTACGCAGGTAGTATAATTTTTTCCTTTTAAAAATATGTAATATATGAATTTTGTAGCAAGTGTACCATTTTACAGAGCCGATTTATTAAGTTTTCTGCTTAGCACCTGCGTACAGTTTAAGTTTTAATAAAAGCAGATAAAAATATATTTGCTTTACATAAAAAGAAATAAAGAAGAAAAAATAATAAAAGTATTCAGTCGGTACCGGGCGGGAGAAGTCCCAAAGAATAAATAAGGAATACGCACACATCCCCTAAATTTATTCAACTTAGTCTATAATCTGCTTCTCTCGTCCGTTATCGGCTGAATATAAAGAGGAAAGGAGAAGATATGGAAGAAGTAAAAATGCTTACGGTACAGGAAGTTGCGGTTAGGTTACATAAGAGTACCAGGGCAATAAGAAGGGGGATTATACAGGGAGTGCTGCCATTTGGGAGCTGTGTGAAGTGTGAAGATGAATATGAGAAGAATATATTTGTTATCCCAGAAAGCAGACTTGAAGCATGGCTTGAGGGAAAACTTGTATATCCGCATGTGGGAAAGGAAGGATGAAAATGAGAGAAAATAAAAAAAGAACCGCTTATGCCGGCAAGCAAAAAAGCAGTTCAATCAAAATATCTACTAAGATACTAGCATTTTTTAAGGAATTTGTCAATATCGAAGATCATCCCATGTTATGCGGATTATTTATGGGGTTATTTATAGGGATAGTGATAATATCCCTGGGAAGTTATTTAGGCAGGTGGTTAGCGTATGCAGGATTTTAGGAATTTGACAAAGTCATCACATCCGCTGAGTTACATATTCAAAAGATTTCTTAAGGCTTACCGGAACGATAAAGGGATAACTCTTAATCGGGTAGACGTAAGGGAGTTATTTATATACACGGACAAGCTTGAAAGGGAAAACGCCGAACTCGGAAAGTATAAGATAAGGTCCTTGGCGGATAAAGCAGTTGAGGAAAACAGGCTTTATAAGATTACGGTTATGGATAGAGATAAGGGAGATATAATAAGCGACACGACGGTCAACTATAAAGGGCTGTTCGGTATCCTTATAGAAAAGTTTTCCAATGATGATATAAAGCAATTTGAAAGGGATTTGCTGATGGACGGATATATATTCGCCGAGAGAGGAAAAGAGACGATATCCATAGCTCAGAGCGTCTTAAAGGGCGGTAAATATGGATAAGTACAAATGTTATGACACTCTTGTAACGGGAAGCTACAGAGGAGCGGTGAGCTACATATTCGAAGGTATGAAAGACAGTCTTAACAGGGGAAGTTATTACAAGATGACTGCCTTTGATATGGAAAGGCTGATGGATCATGTAATAGAGCTTCACAATGATATAGAGGCTTTAAAGATAGAAAGAGAAGTAAAGGACAGAGAGATAGAAAAAATCAGAAAGAAAGTTCCTTTACTTGATATTTAATAAAAAACAGTAGAGGTATAAACATGGAGAGGGGCATGATTATAAAATAAAAAAAGGAGGAGTATCCTCCTATGGACTCAAAAATAAATCCCCTCATTTTTTTATATATTTATATGGACAAGGGAGGTTATGCTGTCGTTCTTAATGGGGTTACAGTATAGTCTCAAAAAAAAATCGGGGTCGTATTACCGTTCTTCGGGGTGGTGATACCGTTTCGTTAAATTTATACGGGGTCGTATCGGTGTTTCAATTTGAGGTGCCGTTATTGTTTCGTGAAAGGATGTACATATGGACAACGGGATAAAGTATTTTCCTTTGGATGTACATCTTGATGATGAGTTCGATTTTATCGAGGCAGATTTCGGACTGAAAGGGTTTGCGATAATAGTTAAACTATACCAAAAGATATACGGTTCGGGCGGTTATTATTGTGAATGGGATTCGGACGTTGCAAAGCTGTTTGCCAAGCGTGTAGGCTTGGCGGGTGGTTCTGTCGTGTCTGAAATAATCGAACAGTGCCTAAGGCGGGGTATTTTTAGTGCAGAGCTTTATGAAAAGTACGGGATATTGACTTCGAGAGGGATACAAAAAAGGTATTTCAAGATAGTTAAGAGACGTACTTCAGTAGAAGTCGATTCAAGGTACCTCCTTATTAAGGTAAGCCCAAATTATCAAGATGTAAGCAAAAAGGAAAAAAATGTATACAAAAAAGGCAAAAATGTATGCAGTTCTTCACAAAGTAAAGTAAAGGAAAGTAAAGTAAAGAAAAGTAAACATATATACGGTGAATTTAGAAATGTACTTCTTAGTGATGAAGAGTACGAAAAGCTCAAGAAGAAATATACGGATTATGAAAAGCGTATAGAAGATTTGAGCTATTATATCGGGAGTACGGGAAAGAGTTATAAGAGTCATTACCTTACCATACTCAAATGGGCAAGGGACGAAAAAGAGAGGGAGAGAAATAACAAGAGCGGTAAAAGCGGTAAGGAGACTTTGCAGAGCGATTTGGAATATGAAAGCTACAGTGAAGATGATATTGAAAAGATGATGTCGGAGGGAGAGTAGGGATAAATGGAAAAGATATGTAAAAACTGTATTTATCAGAATGAAAGCATGCTGTTTTCGGATAAGAGGTTATTTTGTCATGAGAAGAAAAGTTATGTAGAGGGTGACTTTTCATGCGGGGAGTTTAATGATATATCCGGGGGAGTGAAGATATCAAAGGCAGAAGGGATAAAGGATGAAAAAGTGGACTGAAGCGGAAGAGAAGTATTTAAAAGAGAGATGGGGAAAAGATATAGCAAGCAAGATAGGCGAGAAGCTTAACAAGAGCACGGATACTGTAAGGATGAAGGCACTTCGTATGGGGCTTATAAAGAGCGAAAAGGATAAAAAGAGAAATTGTAGAGGTTGCGTATTCTTAGGCAGGCTGGGAAGCGGAGAAAAGTACTGCGATTATATGGTCCTTACGGGAGAAAGAAGAGGGTGCGACGTAGAGGAGTGTGACAAAAAGATGACGAGGAAAGAAGCACCGAAGGAATTACTTAAAAAGATAAACAAGAGGAAGGAGCTTAGCTTGCACTGATGAATGATTTAAAACAAGGTTTAAAAGAATATGCAGAGTTAAAGGGATATAAAGTAACCGGAACGAACAGGAAAGACTTACTTTCATTCTTTAAGAAAGAGACGAACATAAATTCAAAGACTACATATACGGAAGTGAGCATTTGGGGATTTGAAAAAGGTGTTTACTGTATGGAGGTAACTATGACCATAAGCGAAGGGAGCGAAGAAAAGAGAGCGAGAAGCGTGAGCGAAAGAAGAGTAAACATAAAGGAAGATGAGCTTAAGCAGTGTTTGCTGATATTATAGGAGGAGAGGATGAAAAAGGACAGGCTGACGATGACAGTAGGTGGGAATTTGTATTTAAAGAGTATGGAGGGGACGTATGCGAAGTGCAGCGGAAGAGAGAAACACTTTGATAAATATTTGAAGCTGGCTATGTATGAAGATATGGAAGAAGAGTACATAAAGACTAGAGAAGCGAGAATGATCATGATAAATAAAAGAGGGTAGATATGGCGGGGTATAAACATGTAGAGGCGATGTTGTACGATTATCCTTTAAGGAAGAAGCAGATAGAGATAAACAGGCTGAAGATAAGAGAGCTGGAGCTTAGAAAGACGGAGCTTGGGGCAGTCGTTTACGACGGGATAAAGGTAGAAACTTCAAACATAAGCAACACTACGGAGAAAGAAGCGATAGAGCTTTATCAATCAAAAGAAGTCTTGAATAAAAAAATAGAGAAAGACACTTTATTTTGTAAACGGATAGAGACGGCTATGAGTACACTCGGTGATACTGAAAGACTTATTGTAGAGGGGAAGTATTTTGAGGGGATGAGGGATTATGAGGTGTATAGGAGGTGCGGGGTAAGTAAGAGCGGGTATTATAGGCTAAAGAGAGGATTGATTGAAAAGATAGGAAGGATTATAAATGAATGATTTGATTAAAATAAATTATGAAAATGACAGACCGACTGTGCTTGGAAGAGATTTACATAGGATGTTGGAAGTAAACAGTAATTATACGACTTGGTTTAGAAGAATGTGTGAATATGGATTTACCGAAAATGCAGATTATTTAACTTGCTTTCCTAATTTGGAAAGGGAAATTCATGGAGGACAGAATAAACAAGACCACCAGCTTACAATAGAAATGGCAAAAGAAATTTGTATGCTTCAGAGAAGCGAAAAGGGAAAGCAAATTAGACAGTACTTTATAGAAGTCGAAAGTCAGTTTAACACTCCCGAGCTTGTAATGGCAAGAGCTTTAAAAATGGCAGACAGACAGATGAAGAAACTTCAAAATAAGTTAGAAACTGATAAACCGAAAGTGATTTTTGCGGACGCAGTCACATCTTCCAAACAGTCAATATTAATTGGAGAGCTTGCTAAGCTTTTAAAACAAAATGGAATTGAGATAGGTCAGAATAGACTTTTTTCGTGGCTCAGGGAGAACGGATATTTGATAAGAAGAAAGGGAAGTAATTATAATATGCCTACTCAAAGAAGTATGGATAAACACTTATTTGAAATAAAGGAAACAGCTATAACTCATAGTGACGGACACATCAGTATATCAAGGACTCCTAAGGTAACGGGAAGAGGTCAGCAGTATTTTATAAATATTTTCTTGTCGTAGAGGATAAAGGCAACAAAAAGTTGTCTTTTTTATATTTTAGGCTTGACAATATAAAGAAATTTTAAATAACTATTGACTTATGGTCGACCATAATGTATAATATAATTACAGTTAATAAAACATTAACGAGTACGGAGGCAAGAGCCAGAAAGGGATATTATGGAAAATGGAATGACCAATGAACAATTTAAAACAGTACTTGAAATGATTATAGAGATAATCAAATCGAGTGACAGCAAAGAAGAAGCAATAAAAAAAATAGAAGCCTTACTTAAATAAGCAAAGCTTCAAACACTGTTTAAGTATTGGGCGGTACTTGCCACCGTCCGATACTATATATATGATAACATTTATGTTATGAAAAGGCAAGATTGAGAGGTGTTTATTATAGATAGAAAGAAAATAGGCAGACCGACAAATAATCCCAGAAGTGAGAAAATCGGTTTTAGAATGTCAAAAAAAGAAATTGAGGATATTCAGAAATGTGCTGATGCGATGAATACTAAACGTGTAAATGCAGTTATAGAGGGAATATCTTTATTAAAGGAAAAATTAAAAATAAAATAAAAAAAGATGTAAGCTGCCACCGACTAAAGCCACAAGCTTACATCAAAACCGATAGAAGTATCTATCTATAAATATTTTACTATGGATTGAAACTTCTGTCAAATACAAAAAAATTTGAAAAGGAGTTTTTTTAATGGAAGAATATAGAATAATGATGGAATTATATTATAAGTCACAAGATAGAGAAGATTATTATGAGTTGTATGAAAAGTATGTGGAACCTGAGCTTGGCAAAATAATGGAGAGTGAGAGCTTCAGCGATGTTGACGAATATGCGGGGAGCATATCGGCAAATTCGGAGATGTTGGGATTTGTGATGGGATTTAAGACTGCAATGGAGCTGATTATGGAGTGCTAAAATTAATCCAAATTAAAAATTGGGACAATTTTGGGACAATCTTGGGACATTTTTTAAGAAAAAATGTGTTATTATGTTATTAGGGAATTAGAGGCAGAGTTAAAACTCTGTCTTTTTAGATATAAAACAGAGGCGAACCCTCTGTTTTTTTAAGTAAACAGGGGGGTAAGAATGGGAAAGGAAGGTAAATTGACACAGAAGCAGAAGCGTTTTTGTGATGAATATATAATATGCTTAAATGCCACCGAGGCGGCTATCAAGGCGGGGTATGCGAAGAAGAGTGCGTACTCTATCGGGAGTGAGAACTTGAGAAAACCTGAAATAAAGGCTTATATAGACGAAAGGCTCAGTGAGATAAGGGGAAAGAAGATAGCGGAAGCCGAGGAGATAATGGAGTATCTGACATCGGTGGTAAGAGGAGAGAGCGAGTCGGAGATAGTGGTTATCGAAGGAGAGGGGCTTGGGGAGTCCAGTGCGAGGAAGATAAGGAAGAACCCGGATGAGAAAGAAAAGCTGAAGGCAGCGGAGCTGATCGGTAAGAGGTATGGACTGTTTACGGAGAAGGTGGAGCTGGACAGCAGCAAGAAAACTATAAAGGTGACGCTTACGGATGATTAATGAAAGTGAAATAAATATTGAAATATCAAAGAAAGTATTCAATGAGGTCTATCTTCCTTATATCGATAACGAAGACAGGCTTCTTATTTTTTACGGCGGTGCGGGAAGCGGGAAGAGCGTGTTCGTGGTACAGAGGTATGTGTATAAGATACTTAACAGTGATCTATGCAACGTACTTGTGGCAAGGAAGACGGGGAACACCAACAGGACTTCTACCTTTGCACTGTTCAAGCAGGTCATTTATAAATGGAACTTGGGAGAGTATTTTCTGATTAACAAAAGCGATATGAGCATAACATGCAAGCTTAATAAAAATCAGATAATATTCAAAGGGCTTGACGACGTGGAAAAGATCAAATCCACGACATTTGAAACGGGAGAGCTTACGGATGTATGGATAGAGGAAGCCAGCGAGATAGAAGAGGACGACTACAAGCAGCTGAATGTACGTTTAAGAGGGGGAAAGAGCAAGAAGCAGATAGTGATGAGCCTTAACCCCATAGATATAAATCACTGGATAAAGCTGAAGCTGATAAACGAAGACAAGGCTACATATCTTCATACCACTTATAAAGACAACAGGTTCATTGATGAGGATTACAAGAGAGAGCTTGAGAGCTACAAGGACACGGATATATATTATTACAATGTGTACTGTCTGGGAATGTGGGGAGTTCTGGGAGACAGTGTATTCGATGTGGGTGTAGTGAACAATCAGCTTGCAAAGGACATAAGACCCGTAAAGAGGGGATATTTCTTATACGACTATGACGGGAAGGATATAACGAATATAAGGTGGATAGAGGACGCGGGAGGATATATAAATATATACGAAGATGTGAAGGGGAGATATCCTTATGTTATCGGAGGAGATACTGCGGGAGACGGGAGCGACAACTTCACGGCTCATGTAATAAACAATGTAACGGGGCAGCAAGTATGCACAATGAAAAATAAATTTGATGAGGACTTATATGCAAGGCAGGTATACTGTCTGGGGAAATATTATAACGACGCACTGGTAGGGATAGAGGCGAACTACTCCACATATCCCAATAAGGAGCTTGAAAGACTTAAATATCCTAAAATGTATGTGAGAGAAAGAGAAGATACATACACAAAGAAGATGGTAAAAGCCTTCGGATTTGTGACTACTTCTTTGACGAGACCCATAATAATAGCAAACCTTATAAAAATAGTCAGAGAAGAGGGAGAGAAGATAGTGGATAAAGATACGCTGGAAGAAATGCTTACATTCGTAAGGAATGAGAAAGGCAGACCGGAAGCGGCAATGGGAGCCCACGACGACTTGGTAATGGGGCTTGCCATAGCATACAACATAAGAGAACAGCAGGAAATGACGATACCGAAAGAGAAGAGACCTAGACACTATAACTTTGAGGCAGAGAAGCCGAAGAGGGGGAGAAGTGATTTGGGGAGTGAGGTTAAGGTGGTTTAAATATTTTATAAAGGTATAAATATCTCTTGACTTTTGTTAGACAATAATATATACTTATGTTAGACAAAAGTTAGGAGGTGTAAAGTTGTCTAAAAAAATAGGGCGACCAACTAATAATCCGAAGCCTTATAAGCTTGGTGTTAGATTAAATGAAAAAGATAAAAAAATATTGGATTTATATTGTGAACAATATGAAGTTAATAAAAGTGAAGCTGTAAGTGCAGGGATAAAAAAGTTGGAAACCGATATAAAAAAATAAGAGAAAAGGCTGTAGTTTGCCGACCGCACCTAATCTCTTATGCACCAGAGGTTACCCAACTGATAAATATATTATATCAGATACGGATACCTCAATCAATAAATTTAGGAGGTATTTTTTAATGGAAGAATATAAAAATATAATGCAGTTACATTATAAGTCACAGGATAAGCCGGAACATTATGAATTATATAAAAAGTATGTGGAACCTGAAATAGATAAAATAATGAAGAGCGAGAGCTTCAGCGATGTTGACGAATGTGCGGGGAGCATATCGGCGAGTTCGGAGATGGTTGGATTTGTAATGGGATTTAAAACGGCAATGGAGCTGATTAAGGAGTGCTAGGATGAACGAAATAAAGATATTTGAAAACAGTGAATTTGGAAGAGTAAGAGTTGAATTAATAAATAATGATATATATTTTTGTCTTAAAGATGTATGTGAGGCACTATCAATTACCAATACAACAATGGTTGCCAATAGATTAGATGTAGATGAAGTGACTAAGTTAGATTTAGGCGGTAAATCAGGAAGTACCAATTTTGTAAATGAAAGTGGTTTATATTCTGTTATATTAAGAAGTGATAAACCCAATGCACAAAAGTTTAGGAAATGGGTAACATCGGAAATATTACCAAATATCAGAAAACACGGAGCATATATGACCGATGAGACGCTTGAGAAAGCTCTGTTAAGCCCTGATTTCCTTATCCAGCTTGCTAATCAACTTAAAGAAGCAAAAGCATTGAACAGTAAGCTGGCGGTAGATAATCAAATAATGAAGCCTAAGGCAGATTATTTCGACGAACTGGTGGAACGAAACACATTGACGAATTTTACGGAAACGGCTAAGGAACTGGGGATAAAAAGAAAAGTACTTATAAACTTTCTTATTAATAAAAAATATATTTACAGAGACAAAAAGGGTAAGATACTTCCTTATGAAAGCAGAAATAAAGGATATTTTGAGATAAAAGAAAGCTTCAACAATAAAACTGACTGGAGCGGAGTACAAACTCTTATAACTCCCAGAGGAAGAGAAGCCTTTAAGCTCATGATAACGGGATAAGGAGGAGTAATGAACGCAAACTTAATAATAATTAGTATTTTGATATACGGCACTGTCAGTCTTCTGACGGTGCTTTTTTCTTACAATCTCGGGCTTAGGAACGGAAGAGAGATACGAGAGGAAAAGGAAGTAAGCAGGATCGTAGAAGACAAAGGAAAGAGAGTGAAGATGAGTAAGGAAGAGAAGAAAGAGATGGATCTGATAAACACCGCACTTATGAATATAGATAACTACGACGGGACAAACAGAGGGCAAAGGAAGATAGGATAATGGAAGAGATGTATAGTAGGACCGACGAATGGACCTTATATGAAAAGGGGAAAGACTTTTTAAACAGGAAGAATATTTACAGTGATACGGACAAGGTATATAGGTTTTTCAACGGGAACCAGTGGCAGGGGCTGGAAAGCGGAGTAATATCGCCTATCACATATAACATAATAAAACCTATAGTGAAGTATAAGATAGGGGTAATAAACGGGAACGGATACAGCATAGTCTTTTCTCCCAACAACTTTGAAGATGAGAGATTTCAGATAGAAATGACGGATTTATGCGAGCAGCTGAACGAATATATCAATATCTTATGGGAGAACAAGAAGATAGACGCGAAGGCGAGGGAGATATTAAAGGATGGGTGTATAAACTCTGAGGGTATATTATATCTCGATTATGATATGACGGAGAACGAAGTAAACCCGGAAGTCATAAATAAGACCAACATTTATTATGAGAATGAAAACAACCCTGATATAAACGAGCAGGACTATATCCTTATAACAACGAGACGAAGCGTTTCTTCGGTAAGGAGAGAAGCTAAGAAGAATATGGAGTTTGGGCTTAACAGTCTAAATAAAGACGATATAGATAATATAAGAGGAGACAACAACACAAAGGAACAGTCCGGGGATTATGCAAAAGAAGAGCTTAATAACATGGTCCTTGTGGTAAGCAAGTTCTTTAAGAAAGACGGTCACATATGGTTCAAGAAGTCGACGGAGAATGCGGTCATAGAGGATGAGAGGGATTTGGGGCTTAGTAAATACCCTATAGCTCACTTTGTATGGGAAGAGGTGAAAGGAAGTGCCAGAGGCACGGGAGAAGTCTTAAACCTTATACCGAACCAGATAGAGATAAACAAGACGGCTACGAGAAGGTCTTTGGCGGTGATGATGGGAGCATATCCCAAATTGGTGGTGGACGGAGACAGGATAAGTAATCCTGACAGCATAACGAAGGTTGGGAATGCTATATTTACAAAAGGGCAGACGGTGGACGATGTAAGGAAAGTCGTGGGATATTTAAATCCCGCAAGCATGAGTTCGGACAGTGTAAGCCTGCAAAACGACCTTATAAACAACACTAAGGACTTAGCGGGAGCGGGAGACAGTGTTACGGGGGATGTAAACCCCGAACAGGCAAGCGGACAGGCGATACTTGCGGTACAGCAGGCGAGCCAGCAGAACCTGACGGATTATCTTATAAGGTTCAAGGATTTTCTTGAAGATGTGGCGAGCATAATGTTTGAGATGTGGCAGGTATATACTCCCGATGAAGGGAAAGCCATAATAACCAAACAGTCCGTACAGGGACTTAAGGAAAATATGGGACCTCAGATAAATATGGAAAATATCAATCCTTATTCAGCGGAAGAAGCGGGAGAAGGGGAGGATTTCGACAGTAAGCTGATATCAAGCAAGGTAGGACACGGAGAAGTGGTATCAAGTGTAGAAGAAAACGATAAGGATATCGAAGATAAGGAAGTATACATAAGAAAAGTTATACCGAAAGAGCTTATAGAAAAGCTCAAGGTAAATATCAAGATAGATGTATCACCGAACTCTCCTTTTGATAAATACGCGAGAGAGACGGCACTTCAAAACCTTATGACAAATCAGCTGATAACATTTGAAGAGTACGCCGAAAATTTACCTTCCGACTCTGTAATGCCGAAGGATATACTTACAAACATCTTAAAGAAGAGAAAAGAAGAGGAAGCGAAGATAAATCAGATAGAGATGGCAGCGGAAGAGAAGAAAGCGGAGATAGACAGTAATTTAGCCGCAGTGCCGATGGAAGAAGAAGCCATGAACGCTATGGGTAACGGTATGACGGGACAAGTGCAGAATGAGGGAGAATTTTATAATTAGATTAAAGTACCGATAAGGTATTTTTTTATTGCCGACGGGCGTAAAACGGGAGTGTCGACGGACGATAAGCGGGACAGTCACCGAACTTAGAACGGTATAAACAGTCAGACAAGACTTTAAAAAGGGAGAAGTAAATATGTTTTATGATGATGAATTTAATAAAGAAGAATTAAACGAAGATTTGGAAGAAGAGATATCTGAAGACGAGGAAAGTGAAGACGTTTTTGAAGAAGAGACGGAAGATGAAGACTCTGAAGACGAAGATATTTTTGAAGAGGAAGAAGAAGACAGCGAAGAGGATAACGAGAACAACGAGAATGAGAGTTCAAATGATTTTCAGAGGATAATCGACAGAAGGATAGCAAGAGAGAGAAGCAAAAACGAAAAGAAGCTGGCGGAATACGAACCTTTGTTGCATACGATAAAAGAAGCGTACGGAATAGAGGGAGATATGAGCGTAAGCGAGATAAACGAAAAGCTGAAATCTTTTTATGAAGAAAACGGTCAGTCGATTTCAGATTATAAGCCGAGAGAAAACAAAAGAGACGCGGAGATACTTGCCGAAGCGGAAGCGAGGGATATAATAGAGGCGGGGAACGATGAACTCCTCGAAGAATATAACAGGCTTAGGAACAGAGGGGACCTTAATTACCGAGAACAGATAGTATTTAATAAGCTCGAAGGGGAACTTGCCATAAAGGGAGCGGAGATAGAGCTTTCAAAAAGCGGTAAGGACCCTAAGATACTAAGAGATAAAGACTTCATGGATTTTGCCGGCAGATACAGGAACGACATAAGTATTTTGGATATATATAACGATTATGAGAGATTTTTCGGCAGAGAAGAAGAGGCTGAGAAAAAAGGATACAAACCTGCGGGAAGCGTAAAAGACAATAAGAAAGACAATAAGGGAATAAAAGATTTTTATACACCGGATGAAGTGGACGAGCTTACGGATGAGGATTTCGATAAATATCCGGAACTACTCGATATAGTAAATCGTTCGATGGAAAAATGGAAATAAAAATATAAGATACCTGTGAGGGTATTTTTTTAATGAAAGAGAGGAAAAGAAAAAATGAGTTATAACAATTTTAAACCACTTATATGGAGTAAGAATATTTTAAGGGATTTAGAGAAGATGACGGTACTTGATAAAGACTGTTGTCATGACTTCGACGGAGAAGTCAAAGAAGGCGGAAAAGTAAAGATATTGGGTGTTACTAGACCGACGATCAAAGATTATGACGGGACGGATATAGACGGTCCCGAAAATCCACCTGATACAAGTATTTACATGAATATCGATAAGGCCAAGTACTTCAACTTTGCCATTGACGATATCGATAAAGCACAGACAAAGAAAGGACTTATGAGCTCTCTCAGAGCGGAAGCTACAGCCGGACTTGCTGAGATATACGACTATAGCATTGCAAGCGAAGCGGTAAATGCGGGAAGCAAGACAAATTCCAGTGCAATCGCTACTGCCGACGAACTTAAAAATTTGATAGATAAAAAGCTTGTATGGCTCAGAAATAACGGAGTGCCTTTGACACAAAGAGTGGTCATCGAGCTTACTCCATGGGCTTATGATGTATTTGAAAATAAAATCATAGAACTAAAAACTCAAAACGATAAACTGATAAAACAAGGTATCTTGGGGCAGTACAAAAATGCTTATGTAAAAATGAGCAACAACTTATATAACGACGGAAAAGACGATTATTTAATGCTTAGAACTGACAGAGCTATTGCGGCGGCAAAACAGATAGATAAAGTGGAACCTTACAGACCCGAAAAGAGATTTGCGGAAGCGGTAAAAGGGCTTATGGTATACGGAACAAAGACTGTAAGACCGAAAGAGCTCGGAGTAATAAAAGCTCACGAAGCGTAAAAAAGGAGGAGAAGAAAGATGGCAGCAACAAATATTGAATGTGTAAAGATAAAGAGGAACGAAGCGGGCGGATATCCCGAATTACAGGCTATAGATGAAACTAACGGGGCTTTGATAGACTACAGAGAAGCGGACCAAAAGATACTTATAATATTGAGTGCGGGGGCGGCTTCAAAAGTTACGGTACACGGAGGAAACGGAGTGCAGGGAACAGATGAAGCGACTTTTGAATTTGATATGCAAAGCGGAGATACTAATACTCTGGTACTGGAAAGCGGTATGTATATGGATGTAAAAGAGAACAAAGGGAAAGTTAAGATAACCACGGACGGGACAGTGTCAATAGGTGCTATCGCACTTCCTTAAATATAAGGGGCTTTACGCCCCTTTTTCTTTTTATGGGAGAAAAAATAATGAGTATACAAAGTATAAAAGAGATAAAAAAATATATACTTGCCTTGGTGGAAGAATATTCAACGACGAATATGTATACTTCCGATGATGAGGATATAAACAAGAAACTGCTTCCGCTTATACATATGCAGTATATATACCTTGCAAATCAGGAAGGATTAAAAAGAAAAAAGGTAATAAACGTAGCTGACAATACCTCGAATGAGAAGGAATATACGCCTTATTCTCTCGGTAGTTCATGTTCAAAGCTTCTTGGTGTCAGGGTAATAGATTCAAAGACGAACGAGATAGAATATTATTATTTAAATAAGAGGCTTTATATAAGAAATGACTTTTACGGAGTGATAGAAGCGGAATACAGGATATATGCCGAGGATCTAACCGAGATAGACGAAAAGGATATAAATGATACGGAGCTTGATTTGAGTCAGGACACGGTAATGGCGTTATGTTATTTGGTTGCGGGAGATATATTAAAGACCGACGTAAGTGCGAATTACAGTGCTTTCGATACAAAAGCACAGCAGTATATCGGAGCATTGGATATAAGTAAGAGCGATATAATCGGAGTAGTAAGACCTATGGGATTTGGTGGAGGTCTGTAATGGCAAACATCATAACGAAGACTTACGGAGAAATAAGAGGTGTGGACTTCTCAAGAGAAGCAAGGAACGTAAAGGAAAACCGTTCCCCGGATATGGTCAACATGTGGAAGGATTACAATGATGACAGTCAGTGTATAGTTACAAGAGAAGGGTACAGGTTAGTAGCGGATGTATCGGACTTAATAGAAGGCGAGACCTCGGATAAAGAAGTGTACGGTATACATGTTTATACTACTTCGGGAAGCAGTAAGGCCTTATTGCATGCGGGAAATAAGCTCTATCTATGGAAAGAATTCCCAAGCAATTTACAAACCGAGGGTTTGGTCCCTATAGCGGAAGGAATGGGAACTGTCAGGTCAAGCAGTTTCATGTATAATGATAACTTATATTTAAATGACGGGGTAACTTATTATAAATATAACGGTAAAGAACTTATCGATATAACGAATATAGCGAGGATAGATGAACAGGTCCTAAGTATAAATAAAGATGTAAGAGAGAGCGGTTTGGATATACCTTATATCCCAACGACCACCATAGCGAGGATACCCGGCGGCGGCGGAGATACATATCAAAATGTAAATTTGCTTACGCCTTGGAGAAAAAATTCTTTTTTGGGCGACGGGACCGCAAAAGAATACTCATTGGATACTACCGATTTGACTACCGACAGCATTGATTATATAAAAGTATGGATAAATGATGAATATATAGACAGTGAAAGTAATTATAAAGTCGTAAGTGTAAATAAAAAGACCGGGACTGTGACTTTTAATAATGCTCCGTCTAAACCTGCGACTATAGGACAGGACAATGTTGTGATAATGTTCTATAAAAAGATAGAAGGTTATAAGGACAGGATAAACGAATGTACTATGAATACCGTATTTGATAACAGGGCTTTTTTCAGCGGTAATGGTACATATAAAAACGGACTATTTCACAGCGAACTTAATGACCCCGAATATATATCCGACCTTGGATATTATCAGGACGGAACTGATAATGAAGCTATTACTTCAATTGTAGTCGGAGGAAGTGTCCTTTGGGTGTTCAAAGACGGAAGAGAAGGAGGCAACAATCTATTTTATCATATACCGACAAATCAAAACTTGACTGTAACGACTTTTGCGGGAAAGACGGAAACCAAAATAACAAAAACTTATCCTTCAAAACAGGGTAAGTGCAGCAGCGGTACTTTCGGGTGCGGGATAAACTTTTTAGATGATATTTGCTTTCTTTCAAAAGAAGGTATGTTCGGACTTCAGTATTCGGATCTAAACAGCGATATTTACTCAATGGATTTCGTTTGTTCTCGTTCAAGGCTTATCAATCCGAGACTGGTAAGCGAGAAGAATCTTCTTAAAGCGAGTGTCGATATATATAAAGGATATTTATGTTTGCTGATAGACGGGAGTATGTATTTGGCCGACAGTAGGTGTACTTACAGCTCAAATAACGGGTATGAGTATGAATGGTATTATTTCAGCGATTTAAGGGTAATCAAAGGAGATAAAATAAATAACGGTGTTTATTTAAAATCATTCGATAATCGGTTATTCTTTGGTACTTCGGGAGGAGAAGTATGTGTGTTTGATGAGGATATGTATAAGGATAACGGTGAAGGACTTAAAAATTATATAACTCTCAAATCGGATAATTTCGGCAATATCAATCATTTGAAGACGACATCCAAACGAGGCGGTATAGCAAAATTCAAAGTCATGGGAAACAGCGGTGCGAACATATATGTAAGGACGAACAAAACCAAGGAATTCGGCTTGGTATCAAGCTACAGAAACGAAGGGTTTTCATTCCAAGGATTTAATTTCGGTAATGTCAGTTTCTTACTTAATCAGGATAATAATTATCAGGTAGTCAAAAGCAAACAAAAGAAATTCAATGAGCTTCAGGTGATGATAAAAGGAGAGAGTGAAGACGGGAAAGAAGATAAGCCTTTCGGATTTTTCTCATTGACCTTCGAAGCATTTGAAGGAAGCTATATAAAAAGGTAGGTGATACATATGGCTATAGAAAATATAACAGAATTCAATGAAGACGTAATAAATATAGAGCCTCTCGGTGATACGCCCAAAATATCGGGATTGGAGCTTAGAAAGACGTTTGACAAGGCGGGAGCGGATATAAAAGAATATATAAATAATTCCCTTGTATCAAAAGTGAACGATGAGATCATAAAAGACGTGAACAGCAATACAAGCAGTATTTCTTCCATAAACACAAGCATAACGAATATGAATAATACTTTGAATACAGTGAATACATCTGTTTTGAAAGTATTTACTTCGGAGTCGGGTTCAAGCGTAAATACGACTCCGAAGATAGTATTTTCAAAGACCGTTCCGACTACTGCGAGCACGAATTACGGTTCCAAGCTTCCCGTAGGTTCCGTTGTATTCGTATATTAGGAGAAAGTTATGGCTGCAAGCGGAAGGATAACGGGAAAATACAGCAATAACAGTGATGTATATATATCTCTTGAATGGGAATTAAAGAGTCAGGATAAGGAAGCGAACAAAAGTGTTATTCACTGCGAGTTATGGCTTAGAGGAAAAGACAGCTACAGACACTGGAATTTTAACAGTAATACAAAGTTTATAATAGTAGATGGGAATAAAAAGACGAATACCTCCACTTCTTTCGATACAAATAAAAATCCGTGTAAATTAATGCAAGGTGATTTTACCGTAAAGCATAACAGTGATGGAAGCGGGAGTTTTAAAGTTTCGGCGAAGCATTACAGCGGTGTAAAGCTTGGGACTGCGACGATATCCGGTAAAAGTTTTAATATTACACAAATAAAAAGGATTTCTAAATTAAACAGTATATCAATAAGCGGAGAGTACAACGGGATAAAAGCTTCATATACTAAATATAATACAAAATTTACCGATAATCTGGTAATAAAGTGCGGGAGTTTTACAAAGACGGTAAAGGGGTATAAATCCGGAAGTCTCGTATCGTTTTCTTCAAGTGAAAAGGAAAGCATAAAAAAAGTTATAGGAACAGGGAAAAGCGTTACTTTCACTTGCTATTTGCAGACTTACAGCGGTTCTACGTATGTAGGCAAAAGCAATACGTTAAGCAAGACGGGAGAAGTGACTCAGGAGGTCATACCTAAGATATACATAAAGACGGGTACGAGTTCGATAAGTAAAATAAAAAGTATATACATAAAGACCGATACAAGCAGTATCATAAAGGTAAAAAGCGTATATATAAAACCAAGCGGGATAAATAAAGTTTAGAAAGGAGAGAAAATGGCAAATCCATACAGCGGGTTAAGTAAACTTGCTAACAGTCAATATAAAAGCAGTAATGCAGCGGTAGATAAGTATTATAATTCGGCAAAGAACAATATGAATGCGTCTACCGAACAAACCATAAAAGAATTTAACCAGCAGAAAGTGAAAGCGGATCAAGGAGCTACCTTGGAAGGCAGAGCGGCAAACGCGGATTATTTGAAAAGCATAAATCCTTACGGGGCTTCGGCGGAAGCACAGGCAAGCGGAGGACTTCTGGGAAGCGGATACAGCGAAAGCAGTAAGACTGCAAATTATAACTCCATGCAAAACAGAGTGTCACAGGCAAGGAGCACGGCTGAAGAAGCAAAGATGAATTATGACAATCAGATAGCACAGGCAAGGAATGCAAAAAATGCACAGATGGCGGAGCTTGCTTACAATACAATGACGACAAGGAGCAACAACCTTAACAATTTGCTTGGTAACAGGGTAAATATTGCCTCAGGAGTGAGCAATCATTCCATAAACAAAGGGCAGTTGGATTTAGCGAAAAAAGAATTAGCTTTCAATATGAAACAGGCAAAAAAAGATAACGCCTCTGCGGGCAGTTCTTCGAGAAAATCAAGCAGTTCGGGCTCTAAGAGAAGCGGTTCGGGGAATAAAGCTTCTTCAAAGAAGAGTACCGGAAAAGCTAAAAGCAATAAAAAAGAAATAAAATAATAAGCCGGCAGGGGCGTAAAAAATATTAGAATATCTCTTGACTTTTGGCAGACTTTAGTATATAATTAAGTCAGACATAAGGAAGGAGGTAAATGTATATTGTCTACTAAAATAGGTAGACCAACTGATAATCCTAAAGATAAAGAACGTTTGACTGTAAGGTTAGATAAAAAAAGTTCTGATATTTTAAATGAATATTGTAAACAGGAAAACGTTAATAAAGGGCAAGCAATAAGAAATGGGATAAAAAAGTTGGAAGCCGATATAAAAAAATAAGAGAAAAGGCTGTAGTTTGGCGACCGCACCTAATCTCTTATGAACCAGAGGTTACCCTACTGATAAATATATTATATCAGATACGGATACCTCAATCAATAAATTTAGGAGGTATTTTTTAATGAAAGAATATAAAAATATAATGGAACTATACTATAAGTCACTAGATAAGAAAGATTATCATAAATTATATGAAAAGTATATAGATCCGGAATTTGACAAGATAATGAAAAGTAAAAGCTTTAGTGATGTTGACGAATGTGCGGGAAGCCTGGCTGCAAATGCTGAGATGTTAGGCTTTGTAATGGGTTTTAAATATGCAACGGATTTATGGAAGGAATGCTAATATGAACGAAATAAAGATATTTGAAAACAGTGAGTTTGGAAGAGTAAGAAGTTTAATGATAGATAACGAGCCTTATTTTGTGGGAAAAGATGTAGCGGAGATATTGGGGTATGCAAAACCGCTTAATGCACTTGCTAATCATATTGATGAATATGACTCCCTGAAACAGGGACTCATTGACAGCATGGGAAGAACACAAGAAACAATCTTCATTAACGAATCTGGTCTTTACAGTCTTATTCTTTCTAGTAAGTTACCGTCAGCAAAGAAATTCAAACGCTGGGTAACGAGCGAGGTACTGCCCAGCATAAGAAAGACAGGAGAGTATAAGACAACGGAACCGATAAAGGAAATGCTTGCGGAGGCAAAGCTTAGGAATGCGAGGGCGAGGGAAGCTTCCATATGGCTTAAAATCGGTCAGAATATTAAGTCCGAGGATTACAGGCAAATATGTTCTTCCTATGCGAGCGAGGCTTTGGCAGGCTCTGCGGTAATCCCGCTTCCTGAAGTTCGGGAAACATATTATACAGCAACGCAGTTAGGAGATATGCTGGGTATATCGGCTAACAGAATAGGAAGGATAGCAAACGAGCATAAACTGAAGACATCTAGGTTTGGTAAATGGTATCACGATAAGGGAAAAAACAGCAGTAAAGAAGTAGATGTATTCAGATATAATTCAGAAGGTTTGGAGCAAATAAAAAAATATATATAAACGAAGAAGAGCGTATGCTCTTCTTTTTATTTGGGAGTGGATATCATGGCTAGAAAGAGAAAAGAGAAATCGTGGTCTGAAAAATTAAATCAAGCGGGATACGGAAGTTCAAACAATCTCAGTCAAAATCAAAGGAGCCTTACAAAAGAAGGAAAGGCTAAAGCAAATAGTAATAAAAGCAAGTCGGGAGAAAAGGTAAAGAGTGCATATAAAAACACGGGGATAAACCCTTATTCTCCGCCGTCAAGCGTAAGCAGCGGGTCCACGGCGGCAAGAGCGGCGACCACGGGAAGCAACAAGAGGAATGCAGAGAAAAACAAAGTATATACTTCTCATGTGACGGATAAATTTAAAAACAAAGTAAATCCGACACATAGTAATATAAATACGAAGGATATAAATATAAATCCTTACGGGAAATTCACAAAAGAAAATACTACTAATAATTACAGGGTAAATGTAGTTAAGAATGAAGAAGAAGTTGATAAAAATAAAAATGAAAATAACACTGTAAAGAGTGAAACAATAGATAAGGTGATGAAAAATGTAAAGAACCCTTACGGGAAGTTTACAAAAGAAAACACCACCGGCAACACAGCGAATATAGAAGAAAACAAGAAGATAACGAGCAATGTAAATAAAGGTCCAAAAGCTCCCATAAATAAGGCAGTAAAACAAATAAGAGAAGAAAATAAAAGACCTAAAGATATTTTAAATCCTTATGATTATTCTGCGACAGCAAACACAAAAGGAACGATAAACGAAGTTAGCAAGGCGGGGATAAAAAATACCAAAGAAGCAGTAAAAGCAAGAGAAGCGAGAGCAGACGCACTTGTATTCAAAAGCAGTGAAGAGAAGCAAAAAGAGGTACAATCTCAGATAAACAAAACAGGCATAAAAGTAAATTATGAGCCGAGTGAAAAGGTATTAAACCTATATAGATCGGGAAAAGAAAAAGATGCACAAGCATTGATGCAGAAGGAATACAGCAAGGCATATTCCAAAGAACTGGCAAAGATAGCGGCAAAAGGTAAAGCGATAAAAACCGACGGAAGCAATGCGGGAGCATACTACGATAAAAATCCCGTAACGGCGATACTTAAAAGCGGAGGTAATCAGTCTCAGGCTTTTAATGCTATGAGCGAAGACGAAAAGAACATGGCTTATGCAGTGCTTGCGACGCAAGGAAGAGACGCAGCGGCAAAATATCTTGAAAATTACCGTTCTACGGCGGTATTTGAAAAAGCGGGACAAGATTATAAGCAATTCCAGGAAAGCAATCCAAATGTACTCGACTATGCTCTCAAAGCAGTCAAGGGCGGATTTAACAGAGCTATGGAAGGAACGGCACAAATGGCTTCCAAAATGGGAGGAAACGACAATATCCTTGACAGCGGAGCAAGCGTAATGGAATCTAATTTGTATAATCAGTATCTTAATGGGTTTGTAGATAAAAACGGTAACGTCATAAAATACGATACCGATGAAAAGGGAAATCTGACTGAGAAGGGTAAAGAAGAATTAGAGAAGAACAAGAACAAAGTAGGGGCTTTCGCTTATGCTGCGGCGGAAAACATAGGTTCTATGGTTCCGACTATTGCCATGGGTATGGCAGGAGGAGGAACGATAGGTCTCGGGACTATGTTTACTTCCGCTTACGGCAACAGCTATAAAGACCAGATCGGGAACGGTGTGGACGTAGACACAGCGGATAAGTATGCAACGAGAGACGCATTATCGGAAGTCCTTACTGAGAAATTTCTCGGCGGTCTTCCCATTGTAGGTAACGCAGGAGGAAGTTTTTCCAAACATATACTTAAAGGTCTCGGTAAAGTATCGAGTAATCTTGCAGAAAACAAGGTCATAAGAGAGCTTATAAAAGGGACTATAGATGAAGGGATGGAAGAATGGATACAAGCGGGAGTATTGAGTCCTTTAAACGACAGGTTTACTCTCGGAGATAAGAACGCAAAGATAGATTTACTTTCTCCCGAAGCCTTGGAAAGTGCTTTGCTGGGTTCCGTGGTAGGGGGTATATTCGGGACTGTAGGCAGTACGAGAGTAATAAAGACCAGAAACAGCGTAGAGTCGAATGTAAATAACCTTGTAAACATGTCACGGAATTCAAATATCATAGAAGGCATAACCAATGCCAAGGAGCTTGCGGACAATATAAAATTAAGCGGGATAGAAGAGAGTATCGGAGCAAAAGAAGGGACTTTTAGGGAGCTTTATTCAAAGACGGAGCTCAGTAATATATTCGGGAAAGAAAACGCAAGCGAGTATATGAGCGAAACAGACAGTATAAAGGATATTTCAGCACCCGAAAAGGCAAAGAACAAGATATCCGAATACAGGCAGGCCATAAGGGACGTGAGGGCTTATAAAGAGGGGAAAATAAATAATGAAGGTATAAGCAGTGATACGAACAGCATCGTAAAAAGAGACGTATCGGAGCATACGAGAGAAGAGACAACAAAAAGGCTTATCCGGTACGAAAACTCGGCGGATGTAAATTTCAATAATTATATCTCGGAAGTAATGAACGGAAGGGTGGAGAATGCTTCATACAGAGTTTCCCCGAGCAGTGAAGAGACAAGAAGAGATATAAACAGCCTTACGGGGATAGACACTCAGAATGCGGAATTTACAATGAGACCGAGCTTTCTTAAAGAAATAGTGAATGCGGACAACGGGATAGAAAACTCGGATATAGCGAAGCTGAATTATATATTAAACGATTATGACAGTATAGAAAGAGGGGATAATCCTTCTTACGGAGTTACTCCTTTGGTGATAAAGAAAACCGTAGGCGACAGCATATATACCGCGGAAGTTATACCGGATAACACTGCGGGAAGCAAGGGGCTTAGCGTAGTAAACTTATCAAAGGAAGTAAGAGAAACGAAACCCGTTTTGGAAAGGGAAAACTTAACTGCAGAAGAAAGCATAGAGACCTTGGAAAAACAGGGGGACGTGGATAATAAAGAGCTTTTGAAGGTTATAAAAGCACAGCAGAAACAGATAGAGGATCTGAATAGAAAGCTGGATAAAAATTATGAAAAAGAAGAACAAAATTTAGAAGATAATAATATTAATAATAAATTTTTGAACTTATCTAAAAATTTTATAAACAATGTAAAAAAAGTGCTTCATAAAAAATATCCAAGCAGTGATATGTTAAGGGTCTTTAAGCATACACCTGATATACTTTTAGATAATAATGTTGATGATTTACCTGTGCTCATTCCTCAAAGCATAATTAAGAATTGTGAAGATAGCGGATTAAAAGAAGTTGGACATAATGAGCATAGGATAACTGTAGAAACCTTATTGGAAAGTTTGGACGATCTAAATAAAACAAGCGAAGTATACCAATATCATAAGATAAAAAAAGAAGACGGAACATATACAAAATATGGAGAAAATCATTTTGCTTTTTTTGTTGATAAAAAAGATAGCAAAAACAGACCAATAATGATTGCAATGACAATAAATAAAAACGGTAGATATCTTGGTATAGATATAAAATCCAATAATGTAAATACAGCATTTGGTGTAAGCGGATTTAATAATTATATAGAAAATAGACTTAAAAGTGGAGAGTTTACTAAACTAACTAAAAAAGGAGAAACAAACTTACCTAAAGGGGAAAGGGGTCAATTCCCTAACCGCAATAAGAAGAATGCTTCTCCTGTTAATAATATTATATCACAAAACGGCGAACTTGATACCAAAAAGAATAAAAATTTAATAAACGACACGACCGAAGCTGAAAGGTTTTTTGATGAAAACAACAAAGAAATCAGACAGCAAAAGGGATATGACGAAGAACTGTTCAGCGAAAAAGGGCAGGAGTTTAACGAGGAAAACGCAGAGAAGTACAAAGTGCCGATAGATTATATCGACAGCATCAACGAAATCTCAAAGAAGGTCGGTGTAGAAGTCAGGTTCAGACGTTTACAGGCTAAGGATACGGGGAATGTAATAGAGGGGATGTATAAAAACGGAGTTATATATCTTGACCCCGAAAGCAAGATAAAAATCAACACCATATTCAAACATGAGCTTACTCACTATTTGAAAAACGGAAGCAAGGGAGAATATGAAAGGCTTGAGAAATTTGTACTGAGGAGCATATATTCAAATACCGAAGCGAGAGAAGCACTTGAAAGCAGGATAGACTTATACATGAAAGAAGTGGAAGGCTTCAGCAGGGAAGACGCTAAGGAAGAAGTGCTATCGGACTTTGTAAGCGAGTATTTATTTACGGATAAAGAAAACGATATGGTAATAAAGCTTGCGAGAGAAGAAACTTCTTTATTTACAAGGATAAGAGACTTCTTTAAAATGCTTAAAAATACATTTGTTAAATACAAAGGCAGCAGAGAAGCAAGAACGGCGGGAAAAGTTCAAAACAGGATAATAAAAGCCGAACAGATGTATAAAAGGATATATGATAATGTTGTCAAAAACGGAGTGGATACCGATATTGAGGAACATGTGAAGTATCATGTGAGCAGGAATTTTGAAAGTGATATTGAAACAATAATTAACAATCTATCAAAAGAAAAAAAATCATTAATAAAAGCCAGAGATTTCACACCTAGAATTCTAGTTGAAGCAGGTATGCCCAATTATCCTATGTATATGGGAAGGAAGCATATATTTACAACAATTTTGACAAAGCAACAAGCAAAACAAATAGGTTTTCCAGTTAATCAAAGATACCATTATCATGGATTAGGTAAAAAGGGATTGATAGATGTTATTGACAGTATGGATAATCCTAAAGATGTGTATAGGTATATAGATAATTCGGGAGCAAGATATGACAGTAATAATTTTATTATTGATACAGGATTGGTAGATAAAAATAACAGCCCAATAATAGTAACGGCAAAAATAGTTCCCGAAGAAAGTAAAATTATTGTCGATGATTATAATATGATAACCAGTGCATACGGGAAAAATAATTTTTCAACATTTATTAATACATTAATAAATAAAGGATATGTTGAAAAAATCAATAATAAAGAAAGAGTTACTACCGGAAATTCAACACCGGTGGTCAATGCCCCGCTTGTTGACCCTAATAGCAACTCTTCCAAAGATATTATATCACAAAAACCAATAAAAAAAGAAAGAGTTGTATCAACGAAACAAACCGAGCCATCAAAGGGTTCGCAGATTGTTGTCAATAGCAACTCTTCCAATAACATTATACCACAAAACAAAAAAAATGATACGGAAAAGCATAAACTTTCCTATGCAAATGAAGCTTTGGCAGAAGAGATACCAAACTCATTCGAAATAGCGAAGTCTAGAGCCGGGAAGGTAACATTTAAGAAGCTTCCTTTAAAGAAGGATCTTGACAATATGGCGACCAAGCAGAGCGTAATGGGCGCGGACAAGATATTAAGCAAGCAAAAGGGAGCCAAGCATCAGATAGCAGCATTAAAGCAGAACCTTATAAACGACGGATACGCAGTGGAAAAGCTCGGGAAGAGCCTGCGTAACGAAAGGATGAAGAATTATTATAATTCCGTTTTACATGCGGGCAAGGCAGCGGAATTTAATATAGGTAAATATCAAGTAAATCATGAAGGCAAAAGGGTAGGAAAGAGCTTAAGAGAGATATTCGAACCTATAAGAGACAGTTCGGATTTTACGTATTATATGCTTCACAGACTCAATATAGACAGGTGGAAGACGAATAAGCCTATAGACGAAAAGACGAGCAGAGAAAAATCCGAGATGATGATAAAAAGATACGAAGCTTCTCACCCGGAATATATAAAGGCAGCCAAAGAAGTATATAATTATATAAAAAATGAAATGCAGTATAAAGTCGACAGCGGGCTTATAGATAAGGCTACTAAAGACTATTTGGAAGAACTTTATCCGAATTATATCCCTGTGGAGCAAATAGACCCTTACGGGTTCAGAGGCACCAAGACAAGACACAGGCTGAGCATAAACAAGCCTATAAAAGAGGCGGAAGGTTTCAGCGGGTTTGAGAACATAACGGATATAGATAAAGCTCTTGTAAGAATGACAATGGGAACGACAAAGAATGCAAAAATAAATATGCTTCTGAGCGAATTTTATAAGGAAGCCAAAAAGGGACTTACAAAAGGGGAAGTAGACATAAGGAAGGTGGAAGATATAAGTATAGAAGACCTGTCGGATATGTACGACGATAACCTTACCGTTTTAGACCCGGGAGAAGTCGTCTTTTACGATAATGGTAAGAAAGTGACTTTGGGAGTAAACAATCCGATGTTGTTCGAGTCTCTCACAAGACTAAACTCTTATAAAAATAGCTCGGTATTCGACAATATATTTGCGGACGGACTTAATAAAGCAATGAATGTATTTAAAAAGTCGGTAACGGCATGGGACCCTACCTTTGCCATAAGGAACTTCTTTAAAGATATAGGAGACGCACTCCTTTATGCTCCCGATTTTAAGGCATTCGTCAAGCAGTATCCTACTGCTGTGAAAGAGATCGTGAAAGGGATATGGGGAGGCGGAAGTGAATTATGGGACTTATATCAGTCTCAGGGCGGACTTCAGGAGACATACTGGGGAGACGACAGTTTTGATATAAAAGACAGAAAAGGTATCAAAGCGGGGCTTAAGGTATTCGATCTTGTAGAACAGGCGAATGTACTTATAGAACAGGCTCCGAGATTTACGGAGTTCATCGACCAAGTAAGAAAAGGCGGGACGAGCTATGAAAATCTTACAAAAGCGATGTACAGGGCGGATGATATAACCGTCAATTTCAACAGAGGCGGAAAGGTTGTTAAAATAGCCAACAGATATTTCGTTCCTTTCTTCAACCCTGCCGTACAGGGGGGAGACAAGCTTATAAGGTCGCTTTTGGAACAGCCTAACGGAAAAGCGTTAGCCGGATTTATGTTTAAAGGGATAAGCCTAGGGATAAGCGTAATGGCAATGAACGGACTTATCAAATTCATACAGGACAGAGATGAGGACGAGGAAGAAAAGAAAAAGAGAGACAAGGCTTATTCTCAGCTTAACGACTATGTAAAGAACAGTTATTATTTATTCTATATGGGTGACGGAAAATATTTAAGGATACCGAAGGGAAGAGCGGTGTCGGCCATAGGGATACTGACGAACGATATTTACAGAAAAGCTGCAAAGGGCGAAGATGTAAGCTTCCTTTCTTCCGAAGGGACCTTTGGACAGATGTGGGAACAAATAAGCCCGCTTCCGAGCGGTACTTTGATTTCGCCTATAACAGACGCAATGAACAACAAGAATTATTACGGCGGACAGTTAGTTTCCGACTCTATGCAAAAGAGAAAACCGAGCGAGCAGTACGACGAAAACACGGATGTGATTTCAAAAAAAATAGGTCAAATAACGAATATATCTCCGAAGAAGATAAATTACGTATTAAAGCAGTATTCCGGAGTGGGAGGTAGGTTACTTCTTCCTTTTGCCACTCCGAGCGGTTTGGTGGGAAAAGACAATGCGGTAGAAGGGACTTTCAAAAACCTTACCAAGTCATTTATAAGCGATACCGCATACAGCAATAATATAAGCTCTAAGTATTACGATGTACTTAACGATTTGGATCAGAGGATATCCGCAGAGTATGACAAAGGAAACAAGACTTATACTCCGGCTAAAGTCGTGAAATGGTATGTAAGCAATGTAAGCGAGGATTTAAATGCTTTATACGGGAAAAAGAAAGCAGTACTCGAAGAAGACTTGACTAATGCTGAAAAGGTAATGAAGCAGAGGAAAATACAGCTTAAGATAAACAAGCTTCAGGAGGAAAGCACACAAAACATATTAAAGGTAGAAGAAGAACTGAACAAAATATACAAGAAAAAAGTTAAGAAAGATAAAGAGGCAAGACTTTATTCCACGGACCTTGCAAAGGCACTTTATAAGACTGTAGGCGGAGAAAAAGGGGGTAAGGAGGCTATAAGAGTACTTAACTATAAAGATGACGAGGCGACGAAACACAGCGTCAAGATGAAGAAGTCGGGAGTAAGTTATAAAAAGCAGGCGAAGTATTATATTTATTACAATGATATAAAGTACAAAAAAAGCAAGTATACAGGGTGGAAAAAAGAACAGCTAATAAAAAAGGCAAAGACACTGGATATCCCTGTTTCAGCACAGATGATGCTGATATATTCGACTGCTACGGGATTTGGGAGTAATTATAGTATAAGAAACGAATTCGGATACGGAAGAGATGAATCAAGGAATAAAGTTTATAATTACCTTATTGAAAACAAAAGCTTAAGCAAAAAAGAAAAGATAAAGATGTTTGAGTATATGGGATATGAGGTAGTAAAAGAAAACGGGAAGTATTATGCGTGCTGGTAAGGAGGCGTAGAACAAAATGTCAATTAAATATGGTAATACGGGGTATTTGGTATTTACCGTGAGTGATAAAAGCACTTTCGACCTAAGTCTAGTCGATAAAGTGCTTTTTACTTTCGGAGAAGGAAGTAAGCAGATAATAAAAGAGTATCCGACAGAAGTCGAGTTATATAACGGGAGAAGTTTTCTCGTCAGATTTTCTCAGGAGGATACTTACAGGTTCAAGGAAGGAGACAGTATAGAGTATGATGTGAAGTTTATATTTAAGACGGGGGATGTCGTTTCTTCCGAAATAGGGGAAGTGGAAATAGAAGAAGTGGTAAACAAAAAGACTTATGAAGTATAAAAGGAGAGGAAAAAAGTGGCAATAGAAATTACTGTGGATACTCCTGTATTAAAAGGAGAAAAAGGAGATAAGGGAGATACCGGGAGTTTTGATTACGGACATTTGGAAGATATCGTAATAGAACATCTTGATGGCAGGTTCAGCGATGTAGACGCTGATTTGGCTTTAAAGGTAGATATAGACAATGATAAAGACCTTGTAGATAAGGATATTATCACCGGTTTAGCAGGGCTTGAAGGCTGGATAGGTAATACCGTAATCATAACGAACGAAGAAGGTAAAAACGAAACAAAAGAAAAGAACTTGGTAAATGTTTTAGAAACGAAAGTTGATGATGACAAATTAAATATTAAGTTCGAAGTATTGGAAACGGAACTAAAGAATAAATTAGACGGCGAACTGGAATTATCAAAAAGCGGTGATATGAGAAGAAGTGTTTATGATCCCGACGGAGACAATATAGTCGATATAGCAAAACAGGCAGATAATGCGGATACGGTAAACAACCTTACTGTAGAAACTGCGGTACCGGAAAATGCGGTATTTACCGATACTACATATAATGAAGTAAGCATAACAGAAGCGGGGCTTATGAGCTCTTACGATAAGATGAAGCTTGACGGGGTAGCAAGAGGGGCTACGAGAGTAGAAGTAATAGACGGTCTTGATAGTATTGATGTTAATAAAGCATTGTCTGCCAAACAGGGAAAAGTTTTAAAGTCAGATATTAATAATATTAATAACCATATTTCTATCCTTGAAAGCGAACAAAAAATATTATGGTCGGGCGGTTCATATATGGGTGACGGCGTAGTTGTTGGATTTTCTGAAAAGATAAACGAACAGAAGAACGGAATAGTTCTGATATGGTCGGAATACGACAGCGAACCTCAAAACAGCGGATTTCATTATTTCTACATTCCGAAAAAAAATTATGAGGGAAATCAGCAAAGCGGACATAGTATAGATATGTTTTTGAGTAATGCGACATTTTCAACACCGGCAGGGAAAAGATTACTTATAACAAATACCGCACTTACAGGCAGTGTTTTAAACACATCAACAGGGACATCTGTGTCGGGAATAAAATATTATAACAATAAATATGTGTTACGTGCGGTACTGGGGGTATAAAATAAATGAAAATACAAATTGATGAAAATAATTACATTATGGGATATGCCACTGTCGGTGAAATAACAGAGGGTATAGATGTTGAATACGATGAAGCGGTTTTTGAATATGGTTTTGCATTTTATAAATATGAAAATGGAAAAATCATATTTGACGAAGATAAATATAATCAGTGTATAGAAAACGAAGAAAAACAAAGACAGAAAGAAGAGCTTCAGATACAGATAGAAGAGGTTGAAGAATGGCTTAAGAATTACGATAAGGAGTATGCTGCATATGAAAGATGTAAACGCTTGGGTATTATCTATGACGGAGATATAGAAACTTTGAATGCACAAGCAGCGGAAAAACAAAATCAGTGTAATGGATTAAAAAATCAGCTAAAATCGTTAAATTAATATGTTGATTTATGGTGTATAAATACTAATGAGGAAATAAAAAACCGCTTAAAACGGCTCTGAGGAGGCGTTTTTTTAGTGTTTTTCCTTTATTTAAAGGGTTTCGGCTCTTTTTTTAATATTTAAGAAAGGGGGTACATATATGAGATGACACCGCAAAGTACGATAGATCTATCGCTTTTGCTGTCGCTGTTTACAATAATATTCGTCGGGCTTACATATTACAGAAATTCCAAAAAAGATACATCTGCGGATTTAAAAGAGCAGATGAAAGTAAGTGTAAAACTGGATACTATCTGTAATACGACGAATGAGACAAGAAGCGATATAAAGAGTATAAATAAGCAGCTTACGGATTTGATGGAAACTCAGATACTGCAGGGGCAGGAACTTAAGACCATGTGGAGACGGGTGGACGAACATTCGGAGAAACTTAGTGAACATGAAGACAAGATAATTAAATTGGAAAAGGAGAATTGCAAGAATGTTAAGTAAGAAACAATACACCGCTTCACTAAAATGGCTGGATTTCAGTGTGGGCGGATTTCAAAAAGAATATGGACTTGTAGCAGACAAGATATATGGAAAGAAGACAGACGCAAAGTTACAAGAAGTAGTTAAGAGTTATAAAAAGAAATTAAGTAAATTAACAGGCATTAAGGTAGATAACAATGCTTTAGTGGGTAAGGGAACAAAGAATGCGACAAAGAAAGCTCAAAAGATGTATAAACTTACGGTAGACGGGATTTGCGGAAAAAAAACAAGAGCTAAAACAGACAGCGAATATAAAAAGAAGTTTGGCACCTCTTCTTCAAAACCCGGTACATCTTCTAAAAGCAATAAATACAGTAAATACCTAATATGTATAAATCCCGGACATGGGGCCAGTGACCCTGGGGCTTGCAGATATGAGAAGAAAAAATTAGTAGCAAAAGAAAAAGATATGGCTTTGTCTACGGCAAAATATTTAAACGGATATTTAAAAGACGCGGGTTTCAAAACGATGATGACCAGAACGGGGGACAGTGAAATAACTCTTGTTCAAAGGGCAAACAAGGCAAATAAAGCAAAAGCTACGTTATATATATCAATTCATTTTAACGCAGGCGGAGGAGACGGACTGGAACTTATAGTAAATCCGGGGTCGGATAAAGGATATAAGCTTGCAAAATGTCTTAAAGCTTCAATTACAAAGGGAACGGGACAGAATTTCAGAAGATACATAAAAAGGGGTGATTATGACGTAAGGGGAACAAATATGCCCGCTGTGATCATAGAAGGCGCATTTATGGATAATACAAAAGATTTCAGTTTGATTTCCACTGCCGAAAAGAGAAAGAAACTGGCTAAATCATATTGTGACGGGATAAAAAAATATTTTGATTAAGGAGAACATAAATGAATATTATAATAGAAAAATTAAAAGAGAGATTAAATTTAACAGTAGTGTTTCAGCTTATTTTAGCTGTGTTTACACCAATACTTGCATATGCGGGAATTACGGCAGAAAGTCTTACGAGCTGGAAATCACTCGGAGATTTGATATTAATGGCGCTGGGAAATCCTTATGTCCTTTGCTTGGTAGTTGTCAGTGTATATCAAACAATGAACGATCCTACGGAGGCGACGGTAGAATTTGCAAATAATGGTATTAAAGCAGAGGTTGAGAATGATTTGTATGAAGATGATATAGATGTTGATGTCATGGATGATAATGAAAAAGATACGGCTGAATTTGTTTATAATGATAAAGATTTAATATAG